ATCATGTGTCTTTGGATAAAGATTGTCAATGTGGATAACATTGCCTGGTCCACTAGTACCCATTATTCATACAACTCCTCAAACATTTGTTCTGCAGATTGATTATTAGCAGAACCGCTAAGTTGTTCTCCGCCTAATCCATATGGGAATTTGGTACCTACAGATTTTTGTGATTCTGCATCTGTGTTAAATTGTAATTGTGCTAAAAATGGTTTAATCTCATCTAGTTTTGCTTGGTTATCTTCTACTGATGCTTTGAGCATTGCAGTTTTTGTTTCTTCTAATTTTTCTTCATCATCACCAATCATCTTTCTTGCTGCTAAATATTGATCAACGATTGGAGCATTTGCAATTCTAGTTAATGATGCAATTTTGGCAGTTTGTTCTTTTTCTTTTTTGGTCTCTTCTTCTTCTTGACCTTTTTTGGCTTTTTTAGATTTCTTTGCAGTTTCTTTTTCTTTATCAATATTTTCTGGATCATCATCTGCTGCTTCTAGCAATTTTTCTTCACGAGTTGGCTCGTTTTGCTCAGACTGTGCTTTCTTTGCTTTTTTGGCTTCTTTTTCTTTTTCCATTTTGTCGTCTTCTAGTGCAGCTATTCTTGCATCTAGTTTTTCTTTTTCTTCTCTAGTAATGTCTTCAGTAGCCAAATTCTTATCATTCTTTTTGGATTGTTGTATTTTAGAAGTATTAGATTTTAAATTCTTTCGTGCTTCTGAGAAACAAATTGCTAATTGTTGATCAGTTGGTTCTTCTCCTGGGGATAACTTTTCAGATAAACATTCAGAAACTAGTTTGCTAAGTTGATCATCCCCTGCAATTTTTACATTAATATTTCCAGTTTTTGAACACTTTGAAACTCTGATAATTGGTATTTTTCTTAATGAATCAACCTCATCTTGGCCAATTCCATCAGTAGCTGCTTTAGCTGCAGTCTTTTGTAGTTTGATTAGACAATCTGCACCAGTACATACGTCAGTAATTGCTGCCTCATCACCATAAGCCGGCTCATCTACAAATGCATAGTGTAATGGTAGATATCTATGAACTCTATGTATGTGAGTTCCATCTGGTCTTTCAATAATTTCAACATCTTCAATTGATCGTGGAAAAATTGCAGGAGATACGAATTTTATCTTCTTTGCACGCAGTTTTTTAATAATTTCTTCATCAAATACACGAGATATCTGAGTTAATTTCTGACCTGACTCGGTTCCTAACACTCTTCTGATAATTGCCTTGGCGTGTGGTGATTGTAATCGTAATGCATCCTCATATGTGTCCCCAACTGTATGATCACGCCTTCCTTTGTTGAAAAACTCTATCCCTGGCATTCCTTTAAACTCTGGACCATCTAATCGATTAGCTTCTTGAGTAACTTCCCAGTCATTTAGATTTAGTTTGTCATTAATTAGAAAAGATTTGATAAATGTTCCTGTTTCCCCTTCAAACTCATCTAATACCTCAAATTCAGTTGCTGCAAAGTATAGAGTTTGTAGTTTACAACTAGACATGATAAAAATGAGTTAGAACTGTATTTTTAGAAGTATTATCTTGTTGATTTTCTAATTGGTATTACTTGTAAAGCGATTCTCTCTTTTTCTTTTTTTACTGAACCATCAGTATATCCATTTTTAAAACCACCACCAAAGGTATCTTGTTTTACAATACCTGCAACTAGATCAGTTTTGATGTTAGATAGTGATTCTTTTTCTTTAAGATTTTTAATTTCATCATCTTTTTCTTTAATTTTTTTAATTGCTTGTTGTTTAATATTTTCAACTGCTTTTACAGTTTCTGTATCTTTTTTTGCAAGTTTTTCTTCTAATTCTTTAATTTTAGAATCATTGGAAGTATTTGAATCTGGCAACACTAATTCATTTGAATTATTGTATATGAGAATTATGTGGATTTCTTTGGTTTTGGTGGACTTTTAGTCATTGTTAGAGTATTACCATCACCATCTTTCATACTATTGGATTCTCCTAGTGGTTCTTTCTCAGTATCAATTTTTCCCTCAAGATTTTCTATTCCTAGCATTTCACCTGCAGCATCTGCAGTAAATCTAAAGACTTTATTCAACTCGATAAATGCAGATACAATATCTGCCCATGAATCTATTTTAACATCAGTAAACTCTGCCTCTACTCTGAACTTTTCTAGAATCTCTGCCTTGTCCTTGTATATTTCTCTAAAATTAACCATGTAATGTTGTTTAGTAAATGCTCTTGTAATTGGGAGTCTCTTTCTTGGTATCTCTACTTCTGAGAACATTCTTAAAATTCCAAGTAATGTGTCACGATTTGGATCCTTTTCCTGAGATACTAACGTAGTTGGGACCTGTGCAGTTTTAGCTGCTGCTTCTGCGTGATAATGTGCCATAGCAATCATTCCAGGAATATCAGGCTTTGTATCTATACTGTGTACCACCAAATCATCTTTTGGATTCTTTAGTGAGGTGTGATTTGGCTGACCTGCAACAATTCCATTAATGAATGCCTGACCTTGTGATGCCTCATTTGTTGTTCCCTTTTCATCTCGTTTTGTAGCTACTATGGTAAATGGTGCATATCCAATTGATGCGACATTTGGAAAATCTCTATCTACAAGTCTTCGCAATGATCTGCCATTTCCCAACATCCTTTGCTCCAGTGAATATCCGTAATGCATACCGTTGTAGATTGGCGAGTTATCCATATGTGCCAGATAAATCATGTCTTCTCTTTCCAACATGGCAGGTGAGAACATTAGAGATACTCTAACTAAGTTGAATGTGGCTTGATCAATCTCTACAAAATTAATGTCTCTTGGATGCTGTACCTTGGCTATTGTTCTAATGTTTGGATATTTTGTACCATCCCATTCAAAGACAAAATCATCTGAGGTCTCCATGGTCATTAGATCCCTTCCAAATATCCAATGATTTCTGATTAGTGCCTCAACCATTGTATTCCAATCCTGGCTAATTCCTATTTCATTTTCACGTTCACCAAAAAAGTTATCAATTGCCTTTAGTGGTTCCAGTAATTTTTTATTCTCATGGATAGTTCTTTCAATGGCTTCCTCTTTTGTTTCCATTACAGGTTTTGGTTTTTCAGGTTTTGGAATAGATTTAGTATCATTCCCCTCAACATTCTCAGGTAGTATTGGTTTTGGTTTCTCTGGTATTTTCTTTTCTTGTATCTCTACATCTTGTTCATTTACCAATTTTAGTATTGGATGTATTCCCATTCCTATAGTAAATGCAACTAGAATGTCTATGATAGTTCCACAGATTGTATGGGTGTAAACGTCCTGGAATACAATAAGATCTAACGCAGTGTATGGATTCCAGAAAAACTTTGGTAATGTGTTTATTCCATCTTTAATCTTTGCAGTAAATGGAGTAGGAGTTGATAGTATCTTTCCTTTATCTCCTACATCTACATCAATTGCCTCTACTGTATTTTGAGGAGTGTAATTATCTAAAAATGACTGGTGACCATTTATCATATCTGGCATGTTTGGATCAAATGGTCCATCTACAACAGTTCTTGTAATTGGGCTGAATCTAATGTACCATGGTCTTTTCTCTTCCTTTGATTTTTGTTTTCTCATGTAGGACAGATACACATCACGTTCTTCTGGTGTGAGTTTCTTATCATCACCTAATACTTTTGTTAATCTTCTTGTTCTGTTAATTGTAGCCTTTGATATTTTTATTCCATCCTCATCTCTGAGAATCTTTACAATTTCATTAGCTGTTTTATTATCATCTAAAAGTTCTAGTATTCTTTCCTGAGTTTCAGAATCCATATGAGTCGATTTGAGTCGAATCATTAATGAGAATTATTTACTTATGCATTTACTACTAGGATATTTGTAATTAATCTGTCACCTGTAAAGTCACGAACATGAATATCACAACTAGTATCATTATCTGGAGTTACAGTAAACAAAGTTTGTCCTGAAGCACCAGCACCTACTACTGTGAAATTAGATGTAATCTGAAATTCTACAGGAGCACCAAATGTTCCACCTGTTTCAAATACGACAAAAACATCGTATGTCACTCCATTTGCACTGGTAAAAAGTGGAACTAATCCTACACTGACAATCTTGTTAATATTACCACCAATTATTTCAGTAGATGGAAAATCTACACCGTCTTCGACAAACACACGCCTTACTGAAACTGCAACTACTACCATTCTAATTTTTAGGTTGTATTTTATTATTTAGGAATTAATTATATTGTCTCATTCTTTTCTCTGGATGTGTATCACAGTCACAGTCACAGTCTTTCTTTTTCTTTTTTTCTGCCATACTACTCATATTGATGATCATTACAGAAATTTAAGTTGTTTTTTAGAACTACTGCTGGTTTCACACAATCTTTAAAGTCACAGAGTATTAGCCTTGAATTATCCATATCTAATAACCACCAAACGGATCAGGTGTTTTAATCTGTGTAAATGTTATTGGTCCAGAATGTCTATCTTTGTAGATATCCCATCCAATGTACGCGTAATTACATGCCATTAATGCATCATCAGGTTCTGAATCTTGATGAGTATATCTAATTCGTGTCTGACCAGTACTTTTTAATTCCTCTTTTATTCCCTCTAATGCTACAAATTGTTTTATGATCCATTTTATTTTTTCAAATGATTCAGAATCTCCTGGAAGGATAATTCTATTTGATGTAAAATCACCATCAACATACGGATGTTTGATTAGTTCAATTATTCTATTAATTGAGAATGTCTTGTCTATCACATATCGTAATTCTGATTCTTGTTTTTTAAACTCCTCATCACTTGGTGTTGGCCTGTCTTGTCTTGGGTTATACTTTACTCTAACTGAGTTTTCTGTATACGTATCTTGAACTATCTGCATAATATTATCTCGACCACCGGCATCAGTGGATATAAAATCAGCTTCATATGCATCAATTAAATCAATCACGATTCTTTCTTGCTCCCTTGTATTACTGGTTTGAACTTTTTCAACCCAGAGTAATTTGAATATTGGTCCCTTTTCATTAATACACTGCCAAATCCATACTACTGTTTTTCCTGATGCACCAAGATCTATTCCTACTATTACATCACCTGCAGTATGATCAACATCCTCAGCTTTGGTAAGTGATAATGTTTCATCAAAGAGTTTCATCATATCTTTAGTAGTGATTGGTTTTAACTCACCTTCAACAAACTCTGCTAGTATGTTTCGTCTAAATTCAGAACTGGTATAGTTTGGATCGTATTTCTCTTGCCACTCTATTGAGAAATCACCTGGTATCTTGTATTTTTCTACTGCATCTTTTATGGTCAATGGGATACGCGGATTTTGCAATTGTGTTAAATGGTACCCATGTCTCAACTCATTTTCAATTATTCTAGGATTCCAAGTACCCGATAATCTTTCTTTCATGTAATCACCATACACTAAACCATTCTCATCATACTCTAGATACTTTCTCCATGACATGTTATCGTATCCCATGTATGGTTCATTATACTTGAAATCAAATTCCATTTGGTTTGTAGTCTTCCATAAGTTATGATACGCAGTATCTACAAAACCACCAATACCTGCAATGACAATATCACCGTGAGTATCTGCTTGTGTCTGTCTTGCATTTTGAAAGTTATACCAATTATGATCCTGTCCCTCATCAATTATCATTCTCTTATTTGATTTACCTTGAGCATTTATCCAATTCTTTCCAGGAGTTAACATGTCTATGATACATCTAGTTTTAGTTACAACTCTATTCTTTGCACCAAGTTTGGATAAACCAGATATGTAATGAGATAATGGACCAAACCCAAATACGGGCTGTCTAAACTTTCCTTCAGTAAATGTTGCAAGTAGAGTATCATTGGGACTGAAATAAGTTTGATCATAATCATAGTTTGTAGTTGCTGCGTGGGATAAATCAGATGCAAGCATTGTAGTTTTACCCCACTGTCTACCCCATAATAGAAACTTGAATGGATGATCATCTTCTACTACGGGTATAATCATTGGAAGAAATTCTAATCTGTTTGGTTCTCCCTTTATGGTTTGTCTGCAATGATATTCCCATTTTATTCTATCATTTGGAATTGACGGCATGTAATCATCCTCTAAATCAGGGAGTATAGTGGCTGCAATCTTTTTCATCTCTCGTCTTCTTTCAACATCAGTTCTTTTTCTTAATGCAGATGTGAGCTCTTGTATCATCTCATCTCTATTTCCAAAAGTTAATGCTCTTTTAGCAAAGTCTAATTGTTCCTTAGATAATGGCATTTCTTTTCTAGTGATTGGATCTTTTGGTAATCCAATTACATTATGCATCCAGCAGCATTTCTTTTTTCTATACTCTGGATTATTCAAATACGATTGGTCATCATCACAATGAAACGGTAATTTATCTAACCCTTCAATCAGAGATTGATTCGATTCCTTCTCTGATTTTTTCTGATTCGACTTGTCTGTATATTGATTCTTCTTTGGTTGAATTATCATTGTTATTTCTTGTAAACTCTAGCCCTTTTTCCATAATGTGAATAGCATTAATATCACAATGTACTACATTATCTGCTGCATTAATTATATCAGATATTTGATTTAAATTATTATCACGTATTTTCTCAAATATTATTTTATTTTTATCTAATGTCCTTAATACAGATTCTACTCTTATGAGTACATCATCATTGTATTTTTTATCGAGTGTTTGTTTAATATCATTTAGTATTTTATGTTTGTATTTTCGTATAGTTCTTTCTGCCAAGTGAGAAAAATTTACCATCTCTTGAGTAGTGGGGTAATGATTTTCTTTTTCTGATTTTTCAATAATGTATGATTTTAGATCATTATAGTTTTGCAATCTTGTTTGTGCTGAAAATTTTGGCATTACTAATAATTACTCCAATGATTTTAAATTATTAATCAGATGTTCTGGTAATTCCTTTTTACAGTTAGGGCAGCAATTTTCGTTATTAATTACATATTTAACTTCATCTGAGAAAAATGGAAACGCACAAAAATTACATCTGTATACATTGTGTACTTTAAAAATATTCTTACAGTCTAAACATTCAACTTTGTTTTTCTTACCTGTAGATAACAAGTCTACTCTCCAAGATTCGCATTTGTTACATGGTACTCCAAAATATCGCCAGTAAATTGCAGTAACTCTATTAATAGGATTAAAAATTGCCAGATCTGGTTTGATTATTCCACTTTTATATTTTGATAATTGTTTCCCAGTTATTTGATGCGCTTCATCTCTCATCTTATGATATTCTGTATGTGCCTCATTGTTTGTAGCAGTAGTAGATAATGCATGTAGTAAAATGTGTAGAGTGTTTGCTGGTATTTTCTCTTTATGATCAAAAAATGATTTTGCTATTTCTAATTGAGATCTCCAATCATGGAGAGCAATCTCAGTTTTACTCTCCTCAGTTAGCAATGACATTAGATGATTAGTTTTTAATTTTGGTAATGCTATATTTTTTAGAAAATCAATCGTATCTAGTATGAGATTAATATGTTGTGAATTTTCTTGCTCTATTTCTGATAGGGAACTATTTTCTCGATGCAGTCCTGCATCGTTTCCATGTGAGTATTTTGGATTGATAAATCCTTCTTCTTCTGCGACATATCCCCACTGCCTACCTACATGAACATTATCTATCTCCTCTTGTGAGGCATTTTGATCTATTAGAATCTTTTTCTTTTTCTCTAGAATTATCTTCCTGCCTACAGTAGAGACTTGTTCCTTTGGGATATCTTGTGATAATCTATGCATCAAATCT